TCCAAATAAGAAGAAAAAAAAATATAGAGCCTTTATATCCAGATGGCTTTCTAGAGTTCAAGAGTCAGGTGGCACTAAAGGAATTAAATCAACACAAAAAGAATTTGATGAGCTTTTAGATAAAATAGAATCAAAAAATAAAGGGAAAAAATGATAGAAACTGAGAAAGCGATTTTAGCGGCTGTCATTGAATGGCCGGATAATATTATTTTGGTTATTGATAATTGTGATGAAGACTTTTTTCAGAGTGCTGAAAGTCGAGAGCTGTATAGGATACTAAAAGGCTTGTACAAAGGCCGCTCAATAATAGACTGGGCAACGGTGTTTGATTTAAGCAGAGGAAAGATAAGAGAGAGTTATTTGGCTTCACTCCTTGATACCCTGAAGGGTGTTTATCCTTCTGGTGTGTCGGCTTACATAAAAGAGAAAATAAGGCTCATAAAAACAGTCAGAACACAAAAGAAACTTTTAGCTGAAGTTGAAAAACAGGCTAAGCTCCCAGATGTAGACTTTGAGAAAATACATCAAATCATTAATGAAGCTAAAATCATAGAAACATTAGAAGAAGATAAAAAGTTTGAGGCTGCTTATGAGGAATTTCTTGAATGGAAGAACAAGGAGAAAACAAATATAACATTAGGTCTTCCTTCATTTGATAGACTTATAGGCTCATTTAGCTATGGTGAGATTGTGTCTATCTTTGGTAGAACCTACACAGCTAAGACATTTCTAATGCTGAATATAATGGAACATCTTGTTGGAAATTTGATGGATGATGAGAGGATTGGATTCTTTTCTTTGGAGATGGCAAAGCCTGCGATCTTTGAAAGGATAGCACAGATATTCTTTGGAAAAAGCCGATGGGATATTCAGGATGAGCTGAAGGAAGCAAATATTAACTTTCAGGAGCTATTAAGGCGATATGAGAGAGTAAATCTTTACGGCAAGGTGTACTCTGTATCTGAAATAGAGCAGTTGACAAAAAGAGATAAGCTTAAAATTGTATTTATCGACTTCCTTCAGCTTTTGAAAGAAGAAAAGGCAGGCAGCCAATATGAAAAGACTACAAGAAAGATACGAGAGCTAAAGGAGTTTGCCAAAAATCAGTCAGTTGTTATTTTTCTAGCTGTCCAGATCTCGAGAAAAGGTGAAGGTGGGTGGGAGGCTGTTTCAATTTCTATGGCGAGAGAATCGGGACAAATTGAAGAGCTTTCAGATTTTATTATTGGCGTATGGAATCCCAGCTTGAAAGAAGGGGCATCCTCAAAATGGAAGGGAAAAATCTGTATGAAGCTATTGAAAAATAAAAGAGGGGGGCCGTTTCCATTGGTTGCAAGATTTGATGAAAACTCTGGAAGGATTATTGAGCTTGAGCATGAGCTTAATGAATACTTTTGAAATATATCAAAAAAAATATGGGAGGTATAAATGACTAAACAAGAAAGAGAATTTAGAAATGAGGATTATCTTTTGAGCTTTTTAGTTGCTTCAAAGATGTTTGGAGCTTTGCTTCAAAGATGTTTGGAGCTGAGAGGCCAGAGTTTAACTGTTTTTGTACCGGCTTTTACGCAGGCCTGCTAACTGCAGCTGATATTTTTAGAATAAAACTGCCGATGCCTGAAGATATTGCTATTGATGAGGCTGCAGTTATTTCTGCATTATCAGTCATTATGGAAGATTTTAACAGAAAAATAGGAGAAATAGAGAGAGGTAACAGGCTTGTTGATACAATCGAGCAAGGAAACAAAAGAAAAGATTTATCAGCTTGCTTCAGAAATCACAGAAAGGAAAGCGAATTGACTGAAGCTGCTTGAGTTACATGAAAAGGAGGTGATGCCCATGACACCGAAAATAATCGGTGTTGACTAGGTGAGTGTAATTACAGTCCAAGCTTAGCTGGTGATTGTATAATTTGTGCTCTATATGCATTGAAAAAAGTGCATGGGGTGAAAGATTCTAAGAAGCTCACTCATAAACAGAGATTAAAGTTGTTCGGGAAGCTGCATTATCACAGCATTTATTCGATAGTACCTGCAACGGTAAATTCAATAAACAGTGTTGGAATCTATAAAGCTCGTAACTATGCTATAGCTTCAGCTCTTGAGAGCTTATATTTGCAGCTCTTAGGGATGAACATCAAGCCTGAGAAGGCAGTCATTGACGGACCTTTCTCAAAAGGCTGGATGAATTATTTCAAAAGCAAGATTGCTATACCAGTTGAATGCATGGTCAATGCTGATGAAATCATATATCAAGTGAGTGCAGCTTCCATTGTTGCCAGAATCTATGCGGACGCACTCTTCACTGGATTCGGAAGCTTCTACCCAGGATATAATATCGAACGGAATCATGGTTCACCCGATAAGGTTATGTATGAAAAAATCAGAAAGGACGGTGCTTGTCCATATATGAGGGTAAACTATGGTCAATCATGGTGGAAAAAAATACAAGAGGGAAAAACGAAATGAGAAGATTCAAAAGAGCTATAAGACAACTTCTTTTGAGGTTGAGATTCTTACAAAATTTGCAGTATCATCAAGTCGATTGGAATATTAATAATATAAAAGAAGATAGAGATAGTGAGATTGAAGAATTGAAAGATGCTATTGATATCTTGAATGAGAAAAAATAAATAGGAGGAAAAATGATAGAGCTTTTTTTAGAAAACGGCCGAAAAGCAGGACTTTATGATGTCTGTAAATGGTGGTTACGGATTTATCCTGAAGATATTTTTATTACAGCTCCGAAAGAAATTGTAGCAGTGAGGGATTTAATGAAGAAGATGAAGAAGATTTTATCTAAACAGAATAAAAGGGAAGACAATGAATAGGCTGCCTAAGTTTTTCATAATCGGAGCTAGCCCTAAAAACTCTTAAAGGAGGTAAAAAATGGCAAAAAAAATTAAGTTAGGGACCAAAGTCAGAGACAAGATAACAGGCTTTGAGGGTATAGCATATTCTAGAGTAGAGTACTTAAATGGCTGCATTCAGTATGGCGTGAAACCAAAAGTCGGTGATAACAATAAGATGCCTGATAGTGAATATATCGATGAAAGTCAGCTTGAGATTATTGAAGAGGAGAAGCTAAGCTCAAAAAAAACTGTCGGTGGCATAATGAAAGATAGACCAAAGCTTTAAGTTTAATGCTTCAAGAGAGAAAAGAATATGATGAAAAGACTTCCAGACTTTTTTATCATCGGTGCAAGTCGCTCAGGCACTAATTCACTCAGAGAAACACTCAATCAAGCGAAATTAATAGCACCTGCTAAGAAGAAAGAAATACATTTTTTCGATGTGGATTATAACTATCAAAAAGGACTCAGATATTATAAGAAATTTTTCGCTTCAGAAAAAGAGAAGATATCTTTTGATACGACACCAGGTTACCTGTACTCATTCGCAGCATCTATAAGAATCAAGAGAGATTTGCCTGAATCAAGCCATAAGTTTATTGTTCTATTAAGAAATCCTGTTGATAGAGCATGGTCAAATTATTGGCACTGGAGAGACAAGATACCGAAGTCAGACTTGTTCAATCCGGACTCTGAGCTGCTAAAAAGAGGCCGATATACAGAGTATTTAAAACATTGGGTTAGTCTCTATGAGAGGACTAAGTTTTTTATCATAAAAGCAGAAACATTTTTTAAGATGCCTGAAGATGTGGTTAATTTCATTCTTAATCACTTCCTCAATATACCTGAAAAGATAGAAAAAATTTTGTATTATGACCCAAAGAAAAAGAATCCGATAAAGAAAGAATCTTATCCAAAGCCTGATAGGGAGATTGTTGATTTTCTAACTAAATTTTACCGGCGGCCTAATGCAGAGCTTTATAATCGTTTTGGAATAGATTGGGAATAGGAGGTTTATATGATTATTAAAATCTTAATTTTCTTTGCAGGTTTCGTCATCGGTATGTTTGGCATTTCAATCTTTTTTGGTGCGGCGTTCAGTGACATTGAAGATGAGCTGATATCACTGAAAGAGGAAAAGCGCAAGCTATCTGATGCTGTGAGAAGAAAGCAGAATAAGATTGATGAATTGAAGAGATTATTGAAGAGAACAGAGAGAGAATAAATTATTTAAGGGGCTAATAATGGAAAGAATTAGAGTAAATGGAGAAGATAGGCTTATTCTAAACCACATAAAAGACAAATGTCCTATCTGTGGAACGCCGCTAAAAGAGGCTGAATTTATGTGGAGGCTTTTTCACGGAGAAGCAAAATCAAGTTGTTGTGGTGCTATATATCAACTCAAAAGCTATTGGGTGGATAAAAATAAACATCCAGAAGAGTATGAATTTTCAGAAAGCCTCGATAATCCAGCGAAGATATGGTTCAAAATAGATGAAGAATGGATAAATCCGTTGAAACAAGCTATGAAGGAAACGGGTATAAAAAATATCCATAATGATGAAGTTTTTGATTTGGCACAAAAAATAAAGGCAAAAACCAATGGACGCTAAAACCTTAGAAGCACTCAAGGGGTCTATTAAGAAATGGGAAAGGATTGTTGAAGGGACGGGCGTTGACGAGGGAGCAGATAATTGTCCTTTATGTGAATTATTTTTTGATGAAGGATGTCAGGGTTGTCCAATTAATGAGAAGACTAGTCGTTTTGGTTGTATTAAGACTCCTTACAATGATTGGGTAAACCACCATATAGTAAAACACGAAAATAAAAAGAAGATGAAAGTCTATTGCTCCACCTGTAAAGAGCTTGCTCAGAGAGAACTGGATTTCCTCAAGAGCTTGTTATCAAAAGGAGGAGAAATGAGATTTAGCAAAGAAGAAATAAGGCTTTGTAAAGAAATTGCTCGATATTATAAGAAAGAAATTAATGAGGGTGATTATTTCATAAGCGGCCTATCTAGGGAAGTGTTATTGAATACAGGAATGCTGGTTGATACTGAGCATAAGAAACCAGATGTGCCTCTTTGGACATGGGGAGATGCAATCGAGTGGCTGAGAGAAAAAGGATTTGTGTATATGACTTTATCAATGCAACCAAAGAGTGTCTTTATATCACCTTATACGAAATCAGAACCAAATATCAAAACGGCTTTTGGTGTAACACTGCTTGAGGCAATACTCAAGGTGGTGCTGGCTGTGTTAAAGGAGGAGAAATAGTGAGAAAGAGACTAGAGATAACTAAACGAGAGATTGTTCTTGGTTTGGACAAATCAAGGTGTTGTCAAGCATTTTTGAAACAGTCTAGAGTATATCCATTCAGGGTTTATTGTCCTAAATGTCTTTACCCTATTGAATTTGAGCATGAAGTAATCTGGGGGAGGAGAGGAGAATAAAAAATGACACCTATAATTAGTCCATGGTTTATTTATCTGCTTTCGGTGGTCAATCCAATTAAATATGTTTTCACGGTTTTCGCAGTACTTGCGGGGATTGTATTATTAATGGGCATTGTTGGATGGTTTATTTGCGATACTGAAAAAGAGGAGTTTGGAGAGAATTGGCTGAGACTTTGGAAGAAAATAATCATAATCACTACTCCTGTATTTATTTTGTCATTAATGTTAAGTATTTTCCTTCCATCAAGGAACACCCTGATTGAAATATATGTTACGAAACACATCACCATGAATAATATCAAGAAAGGAATAGAGGCGAGCAAGGCTGCTAGGGATGAGATTAAGAGAGACATTATTGAGTTGATTAATGCTGTTACAAATAATAGTAATAAAAAAGTCGAGGAACAATGAAACAATTAGCTATTTCTAAGTTATTTGGCTGCAATGAATAGCTGCGATTTGATCAACTTGAAAGAATAGGGAAAGAGAAATGACCGAACAAGCTGAATATCGTATTCACAAGGCTGACTATGTAGCATCTGAAGAAGAGCTTACTCTGTATATGTTTTTTCAAGATCATCCAGAGTGTGATGGGTGTTTTTGGTTTGACCCGCAGGGATTATCATCTGAATTCTGTGGCAATCTAGAAGATTGTCCATATAAGGGGGAAAAATGAAAAATTTAGAAAAAAAAGAATATGAAAGACGTATGGTATTTGCAAGACAGGAAGCTGTCAAGGCTTGGTGTGGCGAAAAAACCTCAAGTAAAGAAATGGATGCTGAATTAGCAGAAGAGTTTGCTAAGATTTTGGTAGTATATATGTATGAACCTCACCTTGGCTGCGCCACGACTGAGCAATTGATTAATGAAATCATAGCAAGAGTTGACAATCTAGACTATAGACCCATAGACCAAGGCTGATGTGATGCTAAAAGAGGGAGAAAGTTTCTTTCAATTTATTCATTAGACAGAAAAAAATGACTACAACAAGAAGAAGAAAAGCAACAGCCTTTCAACGCTGGATTCAGGAATGGCTTGAAGCTAAAGGCTGGCTTGTGCACAATGAAGAGATTGGCGGTAGATTCAAATCTCAGAGAGACATACTGGGTTGTATAGACCTCATAGCAAAGAGAGGAGATACAACGCTCTGGATTCAAGCCAAAGCTGGTAGCAGACCAGCAATCAAGCCAGTAAAAGAGAAGTTCGACAAAGTGCCATGGACTGAGAGTGACATGCCGATGCTCTGGATAAAGAGAGCGAACAACAGGATAGATACTTTTGCTTATGGGAAAGGCGAATTTTTCCTTATAGCTAAAATTATAGACAACAAACTTAAAATTAATTTAAAGAAGAGCAGGGGGTGCGAATGGTTGAAAAAATAATAAACATTCTTTGCTTTATATTCAAAACTATAGCTTGCATTATTGCGTTTGTTGTTTTTACGGCTGTTGTGATATTGTTTTTGCCATTTATTCTCATTGCAAAGCTATTTGAATCCAGGCGACCAAGGAATACGCTATGGCTGTAGAAAGATTCAGTAAGTCTGGCTTAGCGCTCTTGATGCTGGCTATAGGCTTTTTCATTGGTTTAGCTGTTGGCTTTATAGGCGCATATCATGGTTCAAATTACTGGTACAGTGAACTTCAGAAAGAGAATAAGCAACTTGAGGAAAAAATCAACCAGCTCGAGAAAGAGAAGCTAGAAGCACTGGAAAGAGCTATTAGAATATATCAGCAGGACTTAGAGGACATCTGGCCAGAAGAAGAAAAATGAAGATATTAGTCGCACTTAGCTTATTATTTTTCATAGCTTGGGTGTGGCTCTGTATAGCCAAGATGGAAGACGACATGGGGTTTAGAATCTTTAGAAAGAAAAAAAGGAGGAGAAATGATGGTCTCAAAGGAAGAGGCAAAGCTTTGCAAAGAAATCGCTAAGTATTATGAGAAACCGATTACTGAATACGAGCAAGTTATCGCAAGTTGGCCAGATGATTGTATGGGAGATATAGTTGGGGTGCTTCACTCTATAAAAGAAGGAATCGTTTTAGCTAAGAATATGTATCTATATCCTGAAGAAATAATTCCTCTTTGGACATTTGAAGATGCGATAGAGTGGCTTGAAGAAAAAGGATTTATCTATATAACCTTATCAATGCAAACAAGAAGCAGTTTTATTTCAGCTTCTACAAAGTTAGAATTAGGAAAAAGAGATGTCAAAACGGCCTTTGGTACAACGCCTCTTGAAGCGATACTCAAAGTGGTGCTGGCTGTGGTGAAGGAAGAAAATGGAAAGAATTAAGCCTGCTATTTTATTTATTCCAGAAAATTCCGATGATTTGTTTATAGATGTATCTCTCATGAATAACTGGCGAAAAGAACATCCGTTTAATAAAATGTGGTTATATGCTGGATTAGCCTTAGGTTTTGGCAAGAATGTTTTTGTTTTTGATAAACATTCTTGTGAATTTTTCTGAAAGGAGGTGAGAATCATGGGGCTTGAAGCAATCGTTGCATTAGTCGTTGCTCTGACTCAGACAGTAAAGAGCTGGATTAAGAACTGGTTCAATATCTCAGACGAGAACTGGCGAGGCTGGTATTCAGTGCTGCTGTCATTTTTCATTGCTCTTGGTGTTGCTATCTACGCAGCTCTGAAGACAGGCTATGGTCTGAATTTCAATGTATTCTTAGTAGCGGTAGCAGCCTGGGCATTAGCAAATGGTGCTAAGAAAGTGCTGAACTCAGTCAGAAAGTCAGAGTAAGTAAACCTGGAAATAAGGGTCAGGGGTGGGCAAAGACGAAAGAAATAGAATGGCAAAAATAAAATTCTACGTAATAAGCTGCTCAGCAATGGGCGATATGGATGTAAGAAAACTTTACATTTGGGGAGAGTGGCGTCACAAGAGCTGGTTGCCTATAACCGAGCACGAAGCCAGAAAGAGAATAAAGCTATGCAAAAAAAAGCATAACTGCGAGACTTGCGATGCTGAAATTCACAAAGTGATATTAGAGAGAAAGAAAAAAACATATAAGCATCTATGACAAAACTTGCTTGACAAATACACCATTGGCCTAGTATTTTACTCTTAGGCCGATGTCTTCCACCGAACCAACAGCAATAGAGAATCTCAGAAAAAAAGCTATTAAATATTTATGGCACTGGCTTGGCACGCCTTATTCATGGGGAGGCCAAGATTTCTCGTCGTTCGATTGCTCGGGGCTGGCACATGAAGTGCTGCAATCCGTCGGGCTTGAAGAGCATAATTTTGATTCAACTGCACACGACTTATATCTAAAATTCATTGATTACAAGGTAGAAAATCCCTATGCGGGCTGTCTTGTCTTCTGGTTTAGAGATGGGCGGGCTGTTCATGTAGAGATGCTAATTGATGATTATCTGGTTATCGGTGCATCTGGCGGTGGCTCGTCTGTGAAGACTCTGAGGGATGCCATCAGGCAAAATGCTTTTGTCAAGATGCGGCCGCTGAAATATCGTGGTGAGAACTTCAAAATCATAGATCCGTTTCTAAGTTTACTGAAATGAAAGACACAATTAAGTTTCTTTTAGAGCTGCTCAAGCTAGGCAAGAAGCTCATATCAATCTACAGAAAAGAGAAAAATGCAAGAAAAAAGAAGAAAATCAGGCAGGCTATTGTTAAGCGTGATATTGACGCTTTGCGTCATCTCATTCTTGGTAAATAGCTGTCATTATAAGCCGTCACTGTATCCAGTGAAAGACGTGCTACATCCAGGTGAAGACGTGAAGATTATAGCAGTAACAGAAGACGGTAACATCATAGTTAACAGTGCTTTCATGCTTTGGGTAGAAGACCTGAAGCAAGAGATAATTAGGCTTAGAAGAGAGTTAGAGAAATGCAAAGAGGAGGACTGGTAATATGGCATACGAACCGACGACTTTCTATGGACTTATTGGTTTAGTTGTTATCAATTTATCAGCAATTATCAATTCAGCTCTAAAGGAGAGAAAGAGGAACAGAAGTCAAAAGAAAAATGGTGCATCTTTAGAAGAAGTCAAAGTACTCACAAAAAACATTGATACAAAAGTCGATAACTTGAATATCAACATGGCTCAACTTAGCACTGAGGTTAAGGGTATCAAGAACAACTGCCGTCAAACGACAAGAAGGTTTGAGAAAGGCATCAACGAGAACAGAAGGGACATCCTTGAAGTTGTGAAGGCGGCAAAAAAATCATAAGGGTAACTAAGAGATGCTAAAACAGCCAGAGTTTAGGAAGGTGAAGTTTGGACAAATTAGACCGTGGGAGAAGAATCCAAGAAACATCAAGAAGGAGAGGCTGGAGAGGCTTGCTAAGAGCATCAAAGAAAAAGGCTTGTTTCAAACTCTTACATGTTGGAAAGAGGGCTCTTTCTATATCACCGGCGGCGGCAACATGCGGTGGCAGGCGATGAAGCATATACTGAAGTGGCCGGATGATAGAGAGGTCTGGATAAGCATCAACTTTCCAGAGAATGAAAAAGAGAAGATTGAGCTCTCTCTGCTCGATAACATGAGGTTTGGGCAGTATATTGAGCAAGAACTAGCTGAACTGACTTATCCATATATCGATGAGATTGAGCTTGAAGAGTTTGATATAGACTTGAAAGAGCCTGTTAATCTCAAGAATATTATTGAGGACTTCGGGCCCGACTTAGATGGTGAAGATGAAGATGAAATTCCAGAGATAGATGATAGTCCAGCATTAACGAAATATGGTGATTTGTACCAACTTGGTAGACACCGGTTACTTTGTGGGGATGCTACAAAGGAAGGGGATGTTAAAAGGCTGATGGGTGGAAAGAAGGCGAACATGGTTTTTACTGACCCGCCCTATAATGTTCAAATTGATTATGGGGAACACAAAGATAATTATTCATTAAAAGAATATAAAGAATTTTCTCTTAATTGGTTAAATAAAGCTAAAGATTTATCAAAACAAGTTCTTTTTACCCCAGGAACAGGGCGGGGATTGGGAATGCCTAATTTACAAATGTGGTATGAAATAGCTCCTCCAGATTGGATTATTATCTGGATAAAGAAAAATGCAGTAGGGCATTCTTCACTTGGGGGATTTAATAACTGGGAGCCTATCTTTTTTTATGGAAAGCCAAAGAAAAAATTGGCACAAGATATTTATGATATACCCATAACGGTTCAATCTGAAATTATTGACGATATGGGAGAAAAGCAACATCCGACTCCTAAGCAATTAAAATTATGGTCACGGATTATTTTTGATTTAACCGAATCCGATGATACCTGTTTAGATTTTTTCCTTGGTTCTGGCACAACCTTAATCGCTTGCGAAAAACTCAACCGTATCTGCTATGGCATGGAAATCGAGCCAAAATACTGCGATGTGATAATAACTCGCTACTCCAACTTTACAGGTATCCCAGAAGAAGAAATAAGAGCAACGAAAAGGTAATACAAATGGCATTTAAAATATCCGATATAAAGGCTACTATAAGATTGAAAGTGTGGACTCTAGCCTTTTGGAATAGAAAGAGGGTAATAATTTACTTAATTCTAGGTAAAAATATAGACATATAGCTATATACTAAGTAAAGAGGGCATAATGACTAACAATAAGCTAAAGACAAACAAAGGTGGTAGACCATCGGTATTTAAAGAAGGGTACATAGAAGAGACTAGAAAGCTAGCAACTCTTGGTGTTAATGAGGAAGATATTGCATGGTTCTTTCACATTCACCCCAACACATTCAAGAACTGGAAGAAAAAGTACCCTCAGTTATTAGCTGCGTTAAAAAAGGGCAAAGCAGACAGAAATGTTAGTTTAATGAAGGCGATGTTTGAGAACGCTACAAAAAGGCATAATGCATCGGTTCAAATATTCTTGGCCAAGAACTGGCTTGGAATGACAGACCGTCAGGAGCTGCTACATACTGGAGACGAGAAAAAGCCTGTTAGGCTGGTGCTTGAGGATTACAAAAACAACAATAATAACAATGCAAACTCAAAGAGTTAGATACAAAGAAGTCCACCTGCTTCCTCATCAAGCAGCGGCTTTGAGAAGCAAGAGCAGATTCATCGGTTTAATAGGTGGTACTGGTGGTGGAAAGAGCTTCACTATACCATGGTGGCTGTTTGCTGAGATACAGAATCACCCGAAGGATGAATATATTGTCGCAGCTCCGACCTATAAGATGCTCACCAGGGCAACAGTACCTATAATCAGAGATGCATACAGAGATACAGATTTAGAGGGAGAATATAAACCAAGCTATAATGTTTATCTATTGCCGACAGGTGGCAAGATATGGTTTGGTACTGCTGACAGGCCAGAGTCACTGGAGGCTGGGCAGTATAGAGCAGCATGTCTTGATGAAGCCGGCCAGATGAAGTACATGGCCTGGATCCAGGCAAGGCTCGGAATGAAAGAGGGTAGAGCATTACTCACAACAACACCATACGGCTTAAACTGGCTCTACCATGAATTTTATTTACACTGGAAGAAGGATGATCCGAATTATGATGTGATAAATTTTAGCTCAATAGACAATCCATATTATCCTGCAAGAGAGTTTGAGAGAGCAAAGAGAGACTTATCAGAGAGTCTGTTTGCTATGAGGTTTATCCAGACTTTGACTCAAACAATATTGCTGAAGAAGAGTTTGAAATACCAGATGATTGGCTCAAGCTCGGCGGCACAGATTTCGGCTTCAATAATCCTCATGCCAATGAGAAGGGTGCTCTCTCTCCGGATGATATACTCTACATCTATGATGAGCTGTATGTCTCACATACACTGTTGAAAGATATATCAAAGCACATGAAAGATATCACCTACTTTGGTGATCCAAGCGGTAAGAGGGAGATTGAAGAGCTTGTAGATATGGGTGTTGATATTCACAGCGGCGACAACGACATACAGAAAGGCATTGAGGCTGTCAATGCAAGAATAAGAACGAATAGATTGAAGGTATTTAAGAGTAAGTGTCCGAATCTGCTGGATGAGATTGAGATGTATCATTATCAGACCGGAACAGAGAAGCCGTACAAAGAAAATGACCATGCTGTCGATGCATTGAGACAGCTTGTTCTGGCTCTTGACAAAAGAAGGCACAAACGTGGTAGAGTACATTTCGTTGGTTTGGATGAAAGGAAAAAGAAAGAAGAGCAGCTTGAGCAAAAGAAAAAGGAGGTGACACATGTCAGAAAAGGCAAAGTCTACTGTCCGTGGTGAGAAGAAGATTGGTAAAGTTTATTACTTAAAGACAAGCAGGGGGCTGTTTCCACTCTCTGTACTGCGGAAGGCTGAACGCCGGTCATCAAAGCAGCTAAAAGAAGAGGCAAGGTTTCTTTCAGAGAAAGGCTTGAAGCCACTGCCATTCGATGTGAATGGGCTTTTAGCTCTGCAAGAGAACTGTTCATACTTTGATTCCTGTGTTAGACAGATTGCAAAAGATGTTGTTGGGCAGGGCTGGACTCTTGTTGAAGCAACTGAAGAGGTGAATGAAAAAGAGGTTGAAGAACAGAAGAAGAAGGCAAGAGAATTCCTTGAAGATCCGAATGAGGAGCAAGAGGAAGCAATTGAAGACATCATTGAAAAGTGCATTGTTGACTGGGGGGTGGTTGGCTGGTTTGCAATTGAGGTGAGCAGAGACCCTGCGTCAAAGGAAGTCAACGGGCTCTGGCATATTCCAGCGCACACAATAAGAGTACATAAAAGCAAAGAGTTGTTCTGTCAGGTAAGGAATAATAAATATCGCTGGTTCAAGCAAATCGGATTAGAGAAGAACTTTGATGCCAATACAGGCAAGGACGTTTCAGCCAAAGCAAGCAATCTTGCTAATGAGATAATCTTTTTCAAAAACTACTACCCTCGCAGCTCTTATTACGGTGCTCCGAATATACTTGGTGCAGTCGGAGCAGCTAGAGGGCTGATAAGTGTTAGAGACTATAACTTATCATTCTTTGACAACTATGGTGTACCTGCTGCTTTGGTGACGCTTGAAGGTGACTGGGAAGAGAACTCAATGAAGTACATCAATGATTTTCTTGATGTAGAAATCAAAGGCTCTAGCAATGCTCACAAGACACTCGTGTTAGAGCTGCCATCTGGTGGCTCATTGACCTGGAAGCCGCTTTCAGTTGACGTGAAAGAGAGTTCATTCAACCTATATTACAAGCAGTCAAGAGATGAAGTTTTGAGCTCCTATAAGATGCCAATGTATCGTATCGGAATTTCAGAAACTGGAAGTTTGGGCGGCTCAACGGCAAAAGAGTCAACAGCTATCTATATCAATTCTACAATCGCACCGCTGCAGAAAGCTGTGAATAGAGTATTGACAAAAAGTATTGTACACAAAGGCTTAAATTGTGAGCATATCAATTTTCAGTTCAATAAGATTGATACGAGAGACCTGGATTCAGAGGTGAAGCGCTGGCAAACTCTCTTTAGCCTCGGCGCTATTAATGCTAACTATATCAGGGACAAACTGAATCTTGAGAAGGTAGACCATGGTGACGATTACTATATCGCAGCTACATACTTGCCTGTTGGTGAAGAGAGTATAACAAGGAGGGAAGCATCA